ATAAAATAAAAAAAGTTTGTAAGAAAGCGTATTAGGAAAAATTTTGTGATATAACAGGTCAAGATGACTAAAAGAAAAAATACTTTGAAATCAACATCTGAGCTGACACTAAAACAAAAGGCGTTTGTGGATATATATGTTAGCAATTGGGGAGAGATCTCCAAGACTGAAGCAGCCACTCGGGCTGGCTATACCTCTGATAAAAAAGAAGGACCAACAGAAATTGCAAGTAGACTTACCAATCCAAATAAAAATCCTCATGTAGTACGTTACATGGAGATGAAGTATAACCAGGAGTTAAAAAAACATGAAGGGGACAAGCTTAAAAAATACAAAAGATTCGAAACATTAAGTAAAAAAGCCGAAGACAAAAAACAATACTCTGTAGCTGTGAACGCAGAATATCGTAGTGGACAAATGGCAGGATTCTTTGTAGATAAAAAAGAAGTAACCCATGTTGGATTGGAGGGTATGAGTCGTGAACAACTTGAAAAAAGGTTATCCGAACTTGAAGGAAAAATCGGAGAAGCCAAAAACATCATTGACGTTACGCCAGAAGAAATTACTTGATGAGGGAAAATTTATGGTAGTTTTTAATGAGATCCATAATAAACATTTACAGACATCAATTGGTATCGTTTCAATTTTAATTGAGGGTAAAAAATGAAAACTTTGAAGACATATGTGGAAAATAATTTTAAAACTTTGAAGACATATGTGGAAAATAATTTCAAAACTTTGAAGTGATATGTGGGAATTATGAAAACAAAAAAAATACAAAAATCAAAAATTTTAAATTTTAATTTTAAAAATTTAGGTAATAATATTTTAGATTATCCTTACGTAGAAATTAAGTGGTTGGATATTGAGGGAGACGCAGGTTGGAGTAGTACAAAAGATTTAAAAAATCAAAAACTTCCTGTATGTGTATCAAAAGGATATTTATTATCTCAATCAAAAGGTATCACCAGAATATTTACAGATTATATTGAAACAAAAGATAAGCCCACATTTGATAATATTGGTAATACTACAATAATCCCAACATCTGTAATTCAATCAATAAAAAAAATAAAAGTTTAATCTTGTAATTAAATTTTTAACGTATATCTCTTACCATCATGGATAATTTTTTGGCATTTTTAGTAAGATTAATCGTATTTTACCCTATACCCACCTTAATAATCATTGTTTTAATTGCCTTTTTGGGCATAAAATAAACATTTGACATTATAACCCTTATCTTATATTCATGGGATATGGATATAAAACTAACAAAAAAAGAAAAAGATTTTTTAATTGGTTGGTTAAATGATGATTTAGATTTAGCGATTGAGAACAAAGATACTTCTTCAAATTATTTAATTAATAAATTAAAATCTATTCTTAAAAAACTAACAAAGGAGCAATAATGGGATTTGATCTAACAGGTATGAACCCAAAAAACTTACATTTACAAGAACCAAAAAGACCAGATAATTTATATGAATTATCAGAAGAAAAACAAAAAGAATATTTTGATAAACAAGATGAATATACTTCTCAATCTGGTACTTATTTTAGAAACAATGTTTGGTGGTGGCGACCACTTGCAGATTATGTTTTAAGATTTACAAAAGTAATTCCAGAAGACCAACAAGAATCTTGGGGTTATAATGATTGCACAGAGATATCTCAACAAGACGCAGAAATGATATCTCAACAATTAGATCATTTAATTAAATCTGGTCATTGTAAAGCATATGCAGATAAATTTGAAAAGCAGAGAATTAAGATTGAAAAACAAAATGCTAAAATAGAAAAAGAACTTGAAGAGCATTGTAGAGAAGTTTGTTTTAAACTTAATAAAAAAAATCTTGCACCAAACGAATTTCCAGAAGCAGATAAGAAAAAATGGGATAGTATTTACGAGAAAAAAAATTTTAATGGTAATTATCCTTTTTCTGTTGATAATGTAAAAGAGTTTTCAGAGTTTTGTAAAAATTCTGGTGGCTTTACTATTGGATAACAAAATTTTTTATTTGTTTTTAACGATTGTTAAAAAATAAAAACAAATGGTGTAATTTCTTTGTAAGTTTAGCAAACACCTTAAAAGCCAAACTTTCTTGAGTACCCTCTGGAAGATATCCATTGAGGGTACTCTCAACTAACAACTAACAATGGAGCAAAAATGAGTAATAAACAAATAAGCAAAGATAATAGAGAATATTGGCAGAGAAAATTATCAAGAAAATTTGATGATAAAAAAAGTGCCATTCAATCTTTACATCAAGCAGAAATAAACGAAACAACTCAAAAAAACTTTCCAATTTTTAAAAAAAGATTAGGAATTGAAAAAGATATAGAAAACTATTTGAAAGTTGAAAAAGAGTTTAACGATTATTCTAAAAATTACCAAAAGAGACTTGAAGAAAAAAGAGAAATGGTAAAAAAACTTTTTTCTGTCATTAGAGATAAATTGGTTAATTGGTCAGAAACTCGTCAATGGGACACTTACGATCTTCCTAAATACGATTATGAAAGTAAGATGTATGATTTAAAAGATAGATTAGATAATTTTTTAAAATCACAATGTAAAGAAGAAACTAAAAATGCATTTTACAAATCTAAAAAAGGTCTTGAGTTGCAGAAACTTGATGAGTTGGAAGAAAAAGCAACTGATTTATTACATAGTGATATGATTGGTTCAGAGGTGTTACAACAAATATCTTTGATTGCTAAACAAACTCAAATCAATATGACAATTCCAACAGATACAATTAAATCATTACCTAATGGTTAGTATTGATAGACTTGTTAAAATATATAATAACTTTGGCGATAGAGAAAATCTATCGCCATTGTGTAGTGCAGATGAGATGTTATTTGATGACAACCTCACAATTAAACAAAGAAATTGGATTGAAAGATTTATTGTTGTTTGGGATTATACAACAAATCTTGATGTTCAACTTCATAAAATAAGTGCTATGGCAAGAAAGGATTGACAATGGCAAAAGAAAAAAAACTTGAAGATATGACTAATGAAGAGTTAAGTAATAGTTGGAAGACAAGGATTGAGAAATACTTAAAAGGAAGAACGATTGTTAAAATTGAGTATTGTTCAGAAAAAGAAAGTGAAGAACAAGGTTGGCACAATCAACCAATTCAAATTCTTTTAGACAATGGAACTTGGCTTACACCAACAAGTGATGATGAGGGAAATAATGGTGGTGCAATTCACACCAATATTAAGGAACTACCAATAATTCCTGTAATTTATTAATGACTTTACGACAGATATATAAAAAAGCATTAAACAAAAATTACAAAGGCACTTTTCAAGATTTTATTAAAGATTTTAGTAATTGCAGAGAAGATTTTATTGAACCTCAAATTGCCTTTTCTTTTAAAATTGAGAGATCACTTGCCAATTATTTAAAAAGATATTATTCTTAAATTCTTGATATTTGGGATACACAGACAACCAAGTATCTTGATTAAAGCCCTAACAATGCGAGAGTGGAGTTAGGGCTTTTTTTATGTTATTGACCTAATAACATAATGAAAAAATCAGAAAGTAATTTGTGGAAACGCATAAAAAATCTTAAATTAAAAGGTCAATTATTTCGCATAGAAAGTAGCACAATCAATGGTATTCCAGACGTTTATTGGTTGATAAACAACAAAAGTATTTGGATTGAATTGAAGTCAAATGATGTCAAGAATATTGGTTTATCAAAGTATCAAATTAATTGGCATTTAACCCATTTTAAAAATGGTGGCACTTCGTTTATCTTGCGAGAAGACCTCTCGCAGAGACCACCTCAAAATTTACAACTTTGGTTGGTTCGTGAACCGAGAACCTTGGTTCGTGCCTACTCATCACTTAATTTAAAAGACGCTATGAAAAAAATTCAAGACGCATGAACCACGTCTCACGATTTCTTTACGCACAACTTCGTTGTGCGTAAAGTTTGAGATTGCATGTGGAATTTTTACATTAACCATTGACCTTTATACGTGCGTAAAGTTTGAGATTGTATGTGGGCTTTTTTGTTTTTTATATATACCTTTATACGTGCGTAAAGTTTGAGATTGTATGTGAGGATTTTTCGTTTTCTTATTTACCTTTATATATAAATAAAAAATTTTTTTAATTGGTCCCGTGAGTCGTGCAGCTCGATGGCAGCTTAAAGCTCCAGGGCCTCCAGGCCTCCAGGTCGAGTCGTATTTATTGCAGCAAGATCTAGCAGCAGGAGCTAAAATAAAAAGTTGACAGCTGAGCCCCTCCCATGGTACTAAGACAATATAGCTTGCAGCCTTTATCTGTTTATCAGGGGAAAGCTAGACTAAAAAACTCTAGCCGCTGCAAGCTTACAATTAACAAAAAGGAAATAAAAATGATAAACTTTAAAGATCTAAAAAAAGGACAAAAAATAAAAAGCGATCAGCTAGGGCCTGGTGTACTAATCAGCGGTGAGCTGCTCGAGTCACCTAAGCAAGGCAAGGGGATTAAAAAAACTATTTTAATCGATGCTAAGGGTAGCGAGGTAGGCTTATTCGATGAGGCTGGTAGCGTATACAGTCATAATATAAAATTAGCTGAGGTTGATGGAGATTGGAAGGCGGTGAGTCATGGCGCTGCTTAATTATTATAGTCAAACTAAAATGGCTAAGGGCGAAGCTCATGGATATAAGACAGCTATTTTACATTTAGCGCCATATGATATGAGTGGTAAAAATGTATGCCCAAAAGCTACAAAAGGTCCAGGAGGCTGCATTGCGCCATGTTTAAATACATCAGGCCGGGGTCAAATGAATTCAGTGCAGCAGGCTCGAATAAATAAAACCAATTATTTTTGGAATAACAAAAATGGATTTTTGTGGGAGCTTTCAAAAGAAATACAGACACTGAAGCTAAGAGCTGCTCGAGCAGGATTTAAATTTGCCGTTAGACTCAACGGCACCAGTGACTTGCCCTGGTTTAAATACAAAGTTGATGGAGGTGGTAGCCTCATGGATCTCCATCCCGATGTTCAATTTTATGATTATAGTAAAGTACTCAATTACCTTGATCATGGCAAAAAAAATTATCATGTAACCTTCAGTGACTCGGGGACTAACTACCAGGACCAAGTCGAGGCCATGACAAAATATTTTGCAAACGTGGCTGTAGTCTTTAAGGATAAGCTGCCCACAAAATGGATGAGTCGACCCGTTATAGATGGAGATGCTCACGATTTACGTTTTAAAGATCCGTCAGGCGTGGTTGTGGGTTTGGTAGCTAAAGGACTCGGCAAAAAAGTTAACGTGAATTCATTCATTAAGGTGGCATCTTAATGGACTCATTCCTGGCGTTACTTGTTCGGATCCTGGTATTCTATCCAATACCGTTATTGGTATTACTTGCAATTATAGTACTACTTTAGAATCATTATAAACTACAGCCCCACAACCTGGGGCTGTAAAAAAATAAATTATTTTCTTGAAATATCTTTTTATATCCCTTATTAATGGGACAGTACTAAATTAAAAACAACTTAACAAAAGAGGTAAAAAAATGAAAGTACTTACAGTAAAAGAAAAAAGACAAATTGAAAGCTACCCAATAGAAAAAAAAGCTTTCAACTTGATAAGACTACAAAACTTAATAAAAGAATATAACAAAATTATTAAGTTAATTAAGCCCGATATGATTGATCACTTGCAAGACCGTGGTTTTTTTGTTTTCAAAGTAACTGAGGGCAAAAAAACTTATGAGGGTTCAATCGATCTTTTAACTAAAAAAACAACTCGATTTGATGTTAAAAGCTTCAAGGAGGATAACCCCGAGATCTATGAAAAATATCTTGTAAACGGTGAAAGTAACGAGATCCGAGGCAATGTTGCTTTGAGTGGTAAATATATAAAAGATAAATTCGGTAGTAAATAATGGATATATTTTTTTATATACTTTTAATCTTAATTAGTTTTATGATCGCTTTTTTTGGTGTGATTGTACTTTTTACGATTGATCCATGGACAGGGTTTATCCTGTCCACGGGTGGCATTATCTTATCAATTAGAACTATTGGGAGGGCTTAACAATGGCAAGACTATCTTATAAAGGTTATAGAATAAATTTAAAACCTTTAAAAACTGACAACCAATGGCAATTGGAACTTGAAAAAAGTGGAGGGGAAATTGTACACACTTACACAATGAGCCCACAAAAAACACTTTTATCAATTGAACAATTTGCATTCGATGAGGTTGATAAAAAAGTACTCGAGGAAATAAAAAGCTAATCACTAATAACACACGCCCCACGTGGGGCGTGTGGCTCCCCCCTTCATAGAGGTACCAAACAAAAACCAAAAAAAGAAATTTTTTTATTTTTATTTTTTTAGGATTTTTTTTCGATAGTTTACTAACTTTACCTTTACTTGATATGACAGATAGAAGTAGTATGGCCTTGTAGAATTAGGGGGTAGATTTAAAGGGGACCCGAGGGTATAGTAAATTAAGATGACAGATACAGAATTATTGACCACTGATCAATTACGAGAGAGGCTCGAAAAAGTATGGTTGAAACATATAAAATTATGCCAAGACAACTTCTTGTATTTTGTAAAGAATGTTTGGCCAGATTTCATTTGCAGAACTGATAAGGATCCAGATAAGTGGGGACACCATCAACACATAGCACACGAGTTTACAAAGATATCAAAAAATAAAAAAGGAAGGCTCATCGTGAATATGCCTCCTAGACATACTAAATCAGAATTTGCATCCATATACTTTCCTGCTTGGATGATTGGAAAGAATCCTAAAATGAAAATTATGCAGGTATCACACAACGCAGAACTTTCTGGAAGGTTCGGTGCGAAAGTAAGAAACTTAATTGACAGTCCAGAGTATAAACAGATCTTTGGAGATGTTAGACTAAGAGAAGATAGTAAGGCAAAAGGACGTTGGGAGACCAATCAAGGTGGGGAATACTTTGCAGCGGGTGTTGGCGGTTCTATCACAGGACGAGGGGCGGACTTACTTATTATCGATGATCCACATACGGAACAAGACTCACTATCCGATAGTGCAATGGAAAGAACTTTCGATTGGTACTTGTCTGGTCCTAGACAACGTTTACAACCAGGAGGCTCAATTGTACTTGTAATGACAAGGTGGGCTCAAGATGATTTGACCGGTCGATTAATAAAATCAGAAAATGAACCTAAAGCAGACAAGTGGGAGAAAATTTCTTTTCCAGCTTTGCTTGGTGAAGATGATAATCTACAACCCGTGTGGCCTGAGTATTGGTCTCTAGATGAATTAGAAAAAGTTAAAGCGTCAATATCAATTAGAAATTGGTCTGCTCAATACATGCAAAACCCCACGTCAGAGGAAGGAGCGATTCTTAAAAGAGAATGGTGGCAGCCTTGGGTCGGGGATCTTCCTACGTTAAAACATGTTATTCAATCTTATGATACTGCATTCAGTAAAAAAGAAACTGCCGATTACTCAGCCATTACTACATGGGGAATATTCACGCCTCACGAATCCATGCCTGATGCTATTATATTAATTGATGCCGTTAAAGGTAAATATGATTTTCCAGAATTAAAAATGGTAGCCCTCGATCAATATAAGTATTGGCAACCAGAGACAATTATTATAGAAGCTAAAGCGAGTGGACAAAGTTTATTACAAGAATTAAGACGAATGGGTATACCGGTTATGGATTACACACCAGGAAGAGGCCAGGATAAACACTCACGGGTCAACGCCTGTGCTCCAATATTTGAATCTAAACAAGTATATTTCCCAAGAGACGAACATTGGGCTCAAGAAGTAATTGAGGAATGTGCTGCGTTTCCTCATGGAGAGCATGACGATTATGTAGACAGTACGACACAAGCTATGTTAAGATACCGACAAGGTTCTTTCGTAACTACTTATGCTGACGAGGATGAGATGGAAAGTTATAAAGAACGTAAATACGTATATTATTAATTAGGAGAAAAGACATGTCAAAAAAATCAAGAAAAAGAAATAAGGTTCTTCTAGCTGGTGCAGCATTATTAGGTGCATCTAAGTTAGGAATGCTAGGAAGTAAACCAGTTGGTTCATCAAACGTTGTAGGTAAAACACCTGAATTTAGAAAATCATTTGTGAAACCAGAAAAATTTAAAACAGCTATTGGTCCAACAAAGAAAGATTACCCAAGATTAAAAGTAGATTCTATAGGTAATGTCACCAAAGACGGTGTTACAAGTGTAACTAAAAATACAAAAACTAAATTTGTAAATTTAGATTCAAGTAAAGGCACTGGAACTGGAATTTATCAAGGTGGTAAAAAAGTTAGTGGTTTAAATCAAAAATCTATTAATGTTTTAAAAGATGGAAAAATTGAAACTGGTGGTAAAACTTTTGCTGATAAAAAAGAATATAGAAAGTTTAAAGATGCTGAAAGATTAAAAAAAAGAAGCACTTCAATGACAAAAAAAACAACTAGTGACAAACCTGGTTTGTTTGGATTTACATTTGATAAACCTCTATTTAAAAAAGGGACTATGGTTAAAGCTCGTGGTGGTGGAATGGCGAGAAGTAAACCAACTAAACTTTATTAAATTTTATAATGGCTGAAATTGACAAAGCAATTGAAGAGGAAGTTGTAACTCCTGATTCAGAGGAAGTTGATATTGAAGTTGAAGGTGAAGAACCGACAACTGTAGAAGAAGCTGTCAACGAGACTGAAGAGTTTTTTAAAAATCTCGCAGAAGACATGTCTGACGAGACTCTTCAAAGAATGTCAAATCAGCTATTAGATGATTATAAAAAAGATAGAGTTTCAAGAAAAGATTGGGAAACAAGTTACACTAATAACTTAGATCTTCTTGGAATTAAACACACTGAGATGACTAGACCATTTAAAGGTTCGGCATCCGTGACTCATCCACTTTTATCAGAGGCAGTTACATCATTTCAAGCACAAGCCTATAAAGAATTACTCCCGTCTCAAGGAC